ACCGCCTGAATCGTTTCGTTCATTTGTCATTGATGCCGAACTGCTTGTCGTTGGGATTAAGCCAACGGATAATGACTGGAAGCACGGAAGCTGCACCAGCTGCCAGGATAGCCTTTGGATCGGTCACTCCGGCCATATAGACGGCCAATGAGGACGCCAAAAAGGATCGTGCCCAACTAGCTGCCATTGCCTTGAATTCAGTCATTTTCCTTCTCCAATTTTGCTATCAACGCAGCGACCTTCGCCGGTGGTAAAGCAATTTCAAAGTGCATTTCGTCCTTGCGATTCTTGTAATCGCCACCCCAAATCAAACCGTATTTCTTTGCCAATGCACGGATCATTGGCACTTTTTCATTTGGGAATGTTCCTACTTTGCCCAAAGCGTGCTTCGTGGCATTGAGATCAATGGCTGTGCCCGATGAATGGTTGGAAAGCTTCCCCACATTTCCACGGACATCGCGAAAGCAATATCCCCAATCATCGAGCTGTGCCCCATCGATTGACTCGATAAGTCTGTCAAAGTCACTGGCAAATCCAATGAGCAATGGTGCAACGGCTTCGGCACATTGAAGTTTGATGGACGTACCCGGTACGAGATACGCCTTGACTCCGATTTCGGCCTTGTCCTTAGACGCAGGCCAGCCGTTCGCGGAAATCATTTGAGCAATAAAGCCGCTTCATCAGCTGTAAGGCCTAGACGATCCAGGATTGCCTGCTTCGCGGTTGCGTCGGCCTGTGCCTGCGCTTCCGCTTCTGCACGCTTTTGCTCTGCAATGGCTGCTTCCGCTTCCATTTCGGCCACTTCTTCATCAGTCAATTCGATTTCGGTGATTGCACCGGTTTCGCAATTTACTTCGATTTTTGTTGGATTTGCCATTTTGCCCCCTATGAGTTTTTGATTCCGTAAAGATATGCCGTCGAATTGTTGGCAAATGTATAATTATTTCCCGAACCATTTATCGTCAATGAAGTCACTGCACTTGTGGTTTGAGCCAATTCTCCCTCTAAAACTTCAAAAACTGAACTGGAATTGTCCTCAACTACATTGTCCACGCTAATGGTCTTATAATTTGATGTCGCATAATTGCAAATGGTCATCTCAAGATTGCCAAAAGTGTTCGAGGTAGCGTTAGCTCCGTCCACATATTGCCCTAATTCAGTATCTCCTGCGTAACCCAAAGCGGTTGGCGTTCCTGATGAATTGTAGAGCCATCGGTAATTATAAATAGCACTTGAACTTCCATTCACTAGAACGCTTATGTTGGAATAAAAGGCTGCACGCGATCCTCTGATTGAAAGTATCAATTTCAAATCGGTATAAGTTTGTGGGATGGAAGTAAAACTGAACGATGTGGGGCTTGTGCTTGCCGTATAGCTTGAAATCAAAGTCAAAGTGTTTGCCATTTATGCCGCCTTTATTCCGTACAAGCTTAAAACCGTACCTGATTTCATAAATCCGCCACTAGGCCGAACCGTAACGGACGTGATGGCCGAAGTTGATCTCCATAATCCTACGATAGTTTCCACATCATTGGCCGAATTACTACCGCGACCAATCGTCGTTTTGTAAGTTGTCGAATTTGAATAAGAAAGGATTTGACCCGTATAAACCCCGGCTGTCGTTGCACTTAAACCTTCCACATATCCACCTAGTGCCACGCCACGTGAATCATTGGATGTCCTCAATGAAGATACTGAATTGAAAGCACTTAACGTAGTCCATGAATAATTTGATCCAGTATCAGAATTGAAACGTAGGCATAAAGTGTTAGCCGTTGTATTTGTCAGGTTTGAGCATACGACAATCAAATCTGTGTAAGTTCCCGGAATTGAACTGAAAGTGTAATCCGAAGTATTACCCGTCAAAGTTGTTGTCGAAATTGGAGAATATGTCGAAGCCATCGGCTACCCCTTAATTCCATATAATGCGAACGATGAATTTGCGACCCAATTCCCTGAATATTCAACGCTTGAAAATGCCATACTAGATATGGCCGAAGTTGATCTGTATATTCCAGAACCAAAATTGATTCTGCCACTGCCGTTTGCATCAAAACCGCCTAATGCTCGAACGGTTTTATTCTTATTCGTGTTCGCGTAATCTAAAACGTCTATTACATAAGCAGAAAATATGCTTGCAGCATTTGCCGCCGAAGCAACTCTGTGCAGGTTGATTTTTGTTGCCCCAATATCCTGGTCAGTCAAAGCCGAAGAACCGTCACCGTATATCAAATGATCCGTATATATTGAAGAAGAATCAGAATTCATGCGAAGGCTCAAAATATCAGTTCCAGCTGACCGATCGCTTCTTACTAGAATTCGAACCTGTAAATGCTTGTAAGTCGATGGAATTGAAGAAAAGGTCACACTCGACTGACTTGATCCCAAAGTATAAGTCTGAATCGATTCATAAGAATTCGAACTAATTTTTCCCGTTATTTGGGAAGCGTAGATTCCTAAACGGCTCATTTAAGATAGATCGCCAATCACGGTGAACGTGTTGCTAGCTGTGCAAATCACTGTGCAGGCTGAATAACGGGCACGCAATACCGGTGCTGCCGCTGTTGCACCTGTTGAAGTGATTGTGACTCCTGCTCCGGCTGCAAATGTGGTGAGCCCAACGCCGATTGATTGCACATCAAATTGCTGTCCAGCTGAAAAGACTGATGGTGGAATCGTGACTGTGACTGCGCTTGCATTTGATGTGGTCACTAGCTTGTCGGCATCGCCTGAAACGAATGTGTAAGTCGTGCCAGTCTGCGCATTGAATGATAGAAGCTTTGGAGTTGCCGCAGCTGCTAGATCGTAAGCCGCTTTGACCGCTGTGGCTGTCGCTGCAACAGTTGATGATGTGGTCGATGTTGAATCTGAAAGCTGAACTGCTCCGGCTTGTGATGTCGAAGCTGATTGAATTCCGACGGTAATTGCTCCACTGCTGCCCCCACCTGTCAAGGGGCTGGTGGCTGTAATTCCGGTGATGTCACCTTGATCGTTATTGATCCACACGAAGTCCATGTCGGTGTTTGAATTTTTTGAAAGAATCTGACCGGATGTACCACCCAAAAGGTCAGCCATCGATGTCGCAACGGCTTGCCCAAATACTTCAAAGTCGGCAGGTAAATCCGTCACCAAGTCTGTGTTCGTAGGCATCTGCCAGTTGAACGGTGTTGTTGGATTGCTCATGTTTTCTCCTTATGCGACTACGAGGGCATTTTCCCACGTGAGTGTGTTTGAAATGGTGTTCCAGTGCTCCGACACGCTGACTTCTTCCCACTTCAATGCTTGCAATGAATAGGCCAACGGTGAAAGCAAAACGGTCAATGCGATTGTGTTATATCCGGCCGACCATTGCCATCCCTCGACGAAGCCAGGGTACTGACCGGCTGACATATTTTGCGGAAGATCAGAGATTCGAAGCGGAAGCCCCATGAATACGTTGATGAGGGCATCACGATCAGCATCGTCAATTTCAGGGTTTGTAAGCTCGAAACGAATTGATTGCATCATGTATTGCGGATAGGCACGCAGCTTCAAATAAAAGGCTGCCTGTGCTTCGGCATCAGGTTGGTCATGCAAAGTGGTTGAAATGATTTGTGCCAATCGGCCATATATTGAAATCGACGTCAAATCCTCATCGCTGACCTGGCTTGATGAATTTGAGCCATACTGGATAGTCACGTCATTTCGTACGTCACCAGCACGGGTTTGAACCTTGATGCCAGCCGCCAAAGCTTGAGCCGCTGAAACGTCTGTATAGCCGTTGGTCGCTAGATACTGGCTTCGATGGGTTGAATCTGCATAGGAGATTTGCCCCTGTGCGTTTTCGTAAATGTAACCAAGCCCCGATGTGGCCAAAGCCGAAACGAGTGAATAGACGTCGATGGTGTCAGCTGAACGAGCTGCGAGATCATAATTTCCAGGCTTGTCAATTTCACCTAATCCGGTATTTTGAGCATTTGCCCATGTTTCAGTTGCAGGTGTGTAATTGCCCCACGTCAAAGCCGCCGGCACTTCCGACCAGTTATTGACCAGCAAATCGGTGAGCACTTCATTGATTTGAGTGCCGTCATGTGCTCGGTTCAAACTCGTTGAATAGAGTGCCTTTTGAAGTCTGGAAAGAGCACCCAAAGCAATGACGTTGATTGATTGAGTGATTCCGATATTGCCTGCCTGTACGACTTCAATGGCCAAATCAACGACTGAACCGCCGAAAATAGGCACGAAATCCCCATTTGAATCTTGCAGTGAAATTCCCACCGAATCATTGATATTGATGTTCACCTGGGATTGACTTACATTGTAGAGAGTGAGATTGCAATATCCGGCCTGCGCCTGTTCGTAGATATTGTTTCGGCCACTTTGAATACTTAAATTGGCCAGCACAAATTCGGTGTAGTGAACGCCATTGATAGTCACATCCCAAATTGGATTGAAAAGCGTCATCCGACCAAAGCCCCTGCACCGCCTGTGCCGCGGTAGTAGCTGTTATTCAATACGGTGGTGATGGTACGTGCTGCGGCTTCAGGATCGCCGACCACTCCCATATTCACGGTCACTTGAGGTGCTGCATTGCTGGTGTAGCCAGCTGGTGCACCGCCAATGGTGACTGTTGGTGTGAAAGTCTCTTGAGTGTATCCGGCAGGTGCTCCACCGATTGTGACGGTTGGTACGAGAGTCGCAGTCATCGATGTGATTGCTGCTCCCGTAGCTGCAACGGACTTGCTGGCACTTTCTGAAGCTGCTGCACCAGGTGGCGTAATGGTTGGCACTGATGGAATCGATGGCACTGATGATGATGATCCGCTTGAACTAGATTTTGGGATGCTGACCGTCGGTGCTGACGAAACTGGAATCAGTGGCACATTTGGCAAAAGTGGAATGGAATTGTATTTTTCCAAAAGCCAGTTGATTGCGCTGATTGCTCCCTGAATTGCTTTGGTGATGACTCCCACAATATTGCCAACGATGTCGATGACTCCACCGGCGATGATTCCCACGCCTTGCAACGCCTTACCCAATACCGTACCAATGACGGGTGCAACGTAATCGGCAATGAGCTTGCCAAATGCCAGGAATGAATCCATGTTCTCACCGATGGCATCCTTGATATATCCGAAGGCTTTGACGAGTCCATTCCAAATTGGAGAAAATACGTTTTGAATGACTGCACCCAAATATTCGATGTAGCCAGTCAAGCCGCCTGATTTATTAGAAAATGCGTTTGATACTTTTTCAACGATTGGAATGACATTGATGGTCATAAAATTCATCAATTTTTCAAGGATTGGAAGCAATGCGAATCCGATGGTTTCTTTGGCTTCATCGAATGTGACTTTGAGTCTTTCCATTCGGCCTGCAAAAGTGTTTGCGTTGGCTGTCGCTGCGCCAGCAAAGAGATCAGACAAGCGGCCTTGAACCTGCTCGAATGACATGGCTTTGAGTTCAGCTGAAGATAATCCGATGCCTAACTTACCAAGTGCGGCTGTATTGCCGTCATAGGCCTTTCCTAAGGCGTTAGCGACCCCTTCCAGTGGCTTTGACGTCTGCGCCGAGACATCTAGTGCCAAAGCCAGTAATTCCTGCGCCTTGCCTGCATTTTGGGTGCTAAGAGATAGTCGAGCCATAGCCGGACGAAGCTGGTCATCGCTGACGCCTGTGGCCAATGACATTTTGAGAATTTGCTTTTCAACGGCTGCGATTTGGTCATCAGTTGCCCCGGTTGCGTTACGAAGTGCACCGGCCAGTTTGACCTGTGCAGCTTCATCGGCGATTGCAGCCTTTACGCCATCGATGCCAATCTTGACTGCATAAGCACCAGCGGCAGCGGCGGCCGCAGCAAATGCCAGGCCTGCCTTTTTGCCGAAATCTGAAATCTTGCTCGATGAAGATTCGACGTCGCTATTCGCTGCCTTCAGCGATTTGTTCAGCTGATCGACGTCGGCAAGTATCGAAAGTTTAAGCGTTCTTGATCCGGTTGCCATCAGCCCCACTCCTTCAAAATCTTATCGAATGAATTTTCCCACTCATTGATGATGTATGGCTGTTCGGC